CATTCGTCGCCTTCTTCGACGCAGCGAAATTGCCACTCATAAGCAAGCGTCGCTTCGCTTGGGGACGGGGCGAACGACAGGCGGATGCGCGGCGTCTCAGTCCGTCCTAGTTGGATCAGCACGCTCGGACCAGTCACCAGGAATATTTCTCCGGGCGGGTCCAGCGGGTCGCGTGTGGCATCGAACGGTTGGGGCGGGACGTAGACATCGCGCTCATCCGTCGCCGGATTCCAGGCCCAGATTGTCGAGGATGTCTCGACCAGTTCGGCAGAAATGCGCAACGCAACCGCGCCATCCTCGCCTAGCGGCGAAAGAAGCGGGTTCATTCCTGCAATGCGGTATGTGCCGTTTGCTGCGCCTCTGGGGCCAGGAAGCGCCAGCGTCACCGGGGCGCCCGGCAAAAGGTCCAGGTATTGCGCGGGCAGGATGCACTCGATTCGTCGCTGCATTCGGGCCTGCATTGCCGCGATCTTCTGCAAACGCTGCGCTTGGCGCGGGTCCGTGACCATGGAAAGTTCAAGGTCGGCGGGTTTCGTGTATCCGCCGTCCTCGGCCGCCGCCCCCGGCACGACGTAGGGCGACAATTCTGACAACTGCCAATCCCTGTCCGGTGCGATGTAGCGGGCGCGCATTTCAGCCGACAGATCGCTTCCCGGAAGCCAACGGCTGAATCGCAACGGCTGATCAGCGAGAACGTCCGAGATGGTCGCAATTGAATCGTAATGTTTGCCGGGGACGGCATGAATCATGCCCCCGGCTTGCGTCACGGCCATCGCTCCGGCGGCGAAGATCGGCGCAAGCTGATCAAGAACCTCCACGCCGTCCTGCCAGACAATGACGCCATTCGCGCGATAGCGCGGCTGAGTGCCGCCCGCTTTTAGGCCCACCGCCTCGTCGGCCACATTGGCTGCTTCGATCCACGACGGCAACGCTATTTGCGAGAGTCGGTATTCCGCGATGGGGTTGAATCGCATCGCGTCCAGCGCAATCAACGCTTGATTGTCGGACCACGCCCATGTGGCCGGATCGTCCGGCTGTTGCGTTGCATCGCGCGGGTCCCACACCGGAGTCCCTCGCAGCGTGACTTCTATTTCAGGCGGCACGCGCGGCCATCGCTCCGCGCGCTTTTCCTTTCCGCCCGCGTCCAGCCGCACCCAAAGCACCGTGCAACCGCGCCATGCGTCCGTGGCCTGAAGCTCATTACCGAACTCTGCCAACAGGTCAGCCGGTGGCGAAATCTGATTGCCAAGCCCAAGCCAAAGCCGCACCTTGTTTCCGTCAAGCAATTCGTTGTTTACTCTTGCGCCGCCGCCCTCGCCGAAGTCGAGAATGTCGTCTCCTTCGCGCAACTCAAGCAGCCGCTTGTCGAAAAGAATTTCGTCCACGCCTGCCGACGGACGAGACGACAGGATCAGGCAGCCATACAAGATGCGCTTGCGCACCTTGACGGGAGCCCATGAGCCATAGGTGCGCGCCCGACCGTAGACTGTGCGCTTTGGCGGCAGGCTGTTCGGAAGCTGCAACTCGCGCTTGAGATTCGGAACTTTTGGCGGATTGATCGCGTAGGACAGAGCCGACAGGGCGACCGAGACAAGCAGCTTGCCGACGACCGACGACAGAAAACCGCCGCCGGAGAATGCCCCGACCACCAAGCCAACGACCGGACCTGCGGCCACCTCGCCCGGGATCATTGCCACAAGAATGGCAATGACGAGTGCTTTACTCCACATCCCAAGCCTCGCAGATCGCCGCATCGGAAAGCATGACGGCTCCGTCGATCCCCTTTGCAATCCATGTTCCGCGCCCTACGCAAATCGCCAGAGCGCGGCCCTCGGGACCAAGCGCCATGCCCGGCTCTGTCAGCCCCAGCGACCCCGGCCTGGGCAGAACACGGCTCAGCCCCGCATGGCGCGCCAGTCGTCGCGCCAACATCAGAAACCCGCCTCCTGCGCGGATCAATCGCGCGGCCTCGATCACCGACGAATAGCGGCCCCGCACGGGCGCCAAAGGATCAACCCCGCGCAACTCCATGAACACGTCGCAGGCAGACGCACAACAATCGGACTTGCCCCACACCACCGGCCCGTCCATTGCCGCAAGCGCGGCCTCGGTCACGCTTTCGTCTCTGGCCATGTCAGCTTTCCGGCCTTGGCTTCGGCAAAGATCAGATGCCGCCCGGCTGTGTCGCCCGGGAACCTCGCGATCTGGTCCTCGTAGGAGTGCACCGCCGCAAGAACGGCCCGAGCCGACGGCCCCCATGCCGTGCGCAGGATGGCCGCAGTCCCGTCAGGGGTTTCTTCGATCTCAAAGCCGTCCGCGAATTGTTGTTGTGCAAGGCAAGGCTCGGCCGCAAGAACGTTGCCGCCCGGTGTTGTGGTGCAGCCGACCCAGATGCGCACCTCGCGGCTGCGGATCGTGTCGTCGGCGCGCGCCCATATGTCCGATGGAACTCCGTGCAGAGACAACTCCAACCCGAAATGCGTCAATCCCAGCGCCTCATCAGGTGCAGAAATGTTTCCGAGCGTGCCGATACCATGCCAGTTGTGGCCATTCCAGGCGAGCGTTCCGACCCCAGAGTGCAGCCTGACGGGATTGACGGGCCAATCAATGCTCACCAGCAAGACAGGATAGAACGGCCCAGCCGAGAGGATGTCCAGCATTTCAGGCGGGACGCCGCGCTTCAGCCACTCCACGGATCGACCTCCTGGGTGTTAGGCGGAATTTCGGCTGGCAGCACCTCCTCGAATCCCCACTGAAACGACCAGTCACTGTTGAAAGGTCTGGGAGAAAATTGCGCATTCGTCACTCTGAACACACCGGTTTCCAGCGTCCCAATGGCGCAACGCCGCGCTCCCGAGAATGTAATGGGCGTGACCAGTCGCAGCACGGCCGTCCCGGCGCCATTCGACCGCGCTGGGGCGCAGACCATCGCTTGGATTCCCGTTGCATCATTTAAGCCGGAGAACACTGTCACCCATTCGCCGGGCAGTGCAACCGTGCGGCTTGGCGGCAGGCCCGTGACCGTCAGCACAGGCCAGCCGCCAATTGTCCCGGACGTGGCCTGAATGTTTCGCGTAACCCACGCAAGGGAGGCACCTTCATCTGTCCAGCCCAGCAGATTCGCCCCGATTGCCCAGGCCGCTGGCCACGACTGCCGCAGCGGATCGTCAACCGGCAAACTGCGGTTGATCCTGTGCGCCCTCAGCCGCACCCAGTGCAGCGCCGCGCTGCCGTCGGGCGCCAGTCCAATGAGCCGCGCCAGAGCTTCCAGATACCCGGCCCCGGCCCCAGACTTGGAAAGGGCCGAGACATCAAGGCTCACCATCCGCCGCGCAGGCTGCGATGCGCTTTCGTGCGCTTCGCCGCCAAACATTGAGCGCGAGACGGATACCGGCTGGCGCAGCGTCCAGAGCGCCGCAGCGGCTCCTACCGGCGGCCACGCGTAGATCAGGCGAGGCATCAGACCCGCCCCATGGCGAAGGCACGCGACTCCCGGTTCAGCCGCCCGACGGCTTGAACCGACCGCCCCACGATCTGCGGCGCAACGCGCGCAACCACGCTGCCAGCGACCTGCTCAACCGCCGCCTGCCAATTGCCACCCTGGTCAACGTAGACACGCACCGCGACCTCTCCGCCGCGCAACATGCGCTCAGTTTGGTCCGCCGGATAGACCTTGGACCCGCGCGGCAGGTTGACAAGCTCTGGCCCGCGCTCTCCGACGAGTGCTAGTCCGCCGGGGGCAAAGGCAGTGCCCGATGCAAATGACGAGATAGTCGTGGGCGGTGATCCGCCGATGAAAGTCCCTGGCCCGGTTTGCAGAATGGGCAGCCCGCCCCCACTGAAAAGGCCACCCGTCAATCCGCCCCATAGCGCCTCGAATGCTTTGTTTGCGAGCATTGTCGCCAAGCTGTTGAGCAATTCGCCAATTGCTTGTTTTGCAGTTTTGGCGCCAGTGACAATTCCGACGAACGCGGATCGGAAAGCGTCTTTCATGCTTTCGACGTGGGATTTCAGGGTGTCCAAGACTGGCGTCATGCCTTGAAGCGCCAATGTGGCATCTTCGGCTGCTGCGGCAACGCCGCCGCCGCTTCTGCCACCGCCGCCGCCGAGCGCGTCGGCAAAATCGCTTGAAAGATTAACGCCAATTGAAATTTCTCGGTTGGCCGTTGCGGCTGCGTCTGCAAGCTCGCTGAGCTTCAGCTGCCCTTCATTGACCCGCTCATTTAGCGTTCTTTGCGCGGCTGCCAGCTTTGCTTCCGCCGAAGAAAGGGCATCTATGGCCGATTGGACGGCCGCATTTCCCGGAAGCGATTCCTGAGGCAACCCCGACATTGCTTCGGTATCGAGTTGAAACTGGGCCGCACTCAGGTTGGCTTTTGCGAGTGCGAGTTGTGCCTCGGCCGCTACGTAGGCCGAGCGCGCAAGTTTGATGTTTTCGTTTGTCAGCCCAAGCGTTTGTCTTGCCGTTTCCGGGAGTGCGCCGGTCGTGGCAGCAAGCGCCTCATTCAGCGAAGCAATGGCGCTGTCGGCTTCCTTGACAATCGGCGCGACGGTTTCCGTTGTGTCGCGGAAAAGCACGACATACGAGGCAACGCCTGCAACCAGCGCCGCGAGAATCCCCCACGGGCCGCCAGCCAAAGCCACGGCGCCGCGCAAGACCCCAAGTGCTGTTGTGAGCACGCCGGATGCTACGCTTGCTGCGCTCATGCCGCGTATCAGCGTCACAATCCCGGACGCCATTGCGGGGATTTGGGTTGCTGCCAGCGCCACCACAACAACGCCGAGCGCTTGCATGGACGGCACAAGATTATCAACGACAGTCCTTAGAGTGCCGCCTTCGCGCATGCTTTCTGTGAAAGCGTGAGCAAGCTTGCCCAGGACGGGGATCACTGCGGCGGCTATTGCCTGCCCGAAACCGGACATGACGAGCCCAAGCCGCCCAATCTGATCGTTTGCCCGCTCAACAGCCTCAACTGTAGTTGATGAAAGCGCGAGCCCGTAATCGTCAATATCGCGGCGAGCGTTGCGCATTGCGTCGCCGCCTTGCATGAGCATCAGGACCATTTCGCGGTTTCTGATGCCGAAGTCCTGCAATACGATGGATGCCTGCCCGGCGTTCAGACCCAGTGCCTTGATCCGGTCGGCGACCATTTCCAGCCGGGTTGTGGTATCTGCCGCCTTTAGATCGGCAAGCGAAATGCCGAGCGTCACAGCCGCTTCCGAAACTCGATCCCCGCCGCGCTCGATTTCCCGCGCCATAACTTGCAGGTCGTTCGCGAGGCTTTCGACCGACGCGCCCGCCTCGGACGCTACAAGGCGAAGCGCTTGAAAGCTGGTCACGGTCATATCGAGGCGCCGGGCCGACTTGGCGAGGCTGTCAATCCCTGCCGCCGCGCGTGAAATGCCCCCAATCGAAAGCGCAGCAGCGGCCATCACCCCGAGGGATTTGGCCACGTTGATCGCCATGCTGCGCCAGCCGTCAACAATGCGGCTTGCGCTTCCAGTAAGTCGCCGCTCCGTGTCTGCCCCGGTCGCGCTCAGCCCGCGCAGATCGGTTTGCGCTCGTTTCAGATCGGAAGTGTCGACTCTGATTCCCAGGTCGGCGAAATCGGTCATGCGTTTCGCTCCGAAGGCCGAATGCTTAGGGGGTTGTCATCGTTGAGTGCCGCGACATAGGCGGCTGACATGGCGCGCACGGTGCGCCACAAGATCGGCGGCAGATTGACGCCAGACATGGCCGCGAACGCCTGCAACTCGGACCACGACAACGGCGCGGGAGTTCCGTCCACGCGAAAGGAAAAGAATCCCGCCTCTGCCCACACTTCTGGCAGCGTCTCGTTGTCCGGCGGTTCGGGCATGTCGGCTTCGAACATCTCGGCTCGTGATTGTTCGCTTCCTTTGGGCCGCGCTTGGAGCCATCCGATGTCAGCCGCCCAGGTGATCAGGCCTTGGCGGCGCTCTTCAAAAAACGGCGGCGGTCCAGGATTGCCTGATAGACCTGCTCGAAAAACACACGCTGCGGCCCAAGGATACGCAGCACCGCGTCCGGCGTCGGCTCGATTGGCTTGCCGTTTTCGATGATGTTCTCCCAGCCCGCGACGGCGGCAACGATCAACCGCTCCATTGCGTCAAATGTCGCGGACTGGTGCGCCCGAACGAGCCGGTCGATGTCGCTGTCCTTCGCGCGGCTCATGCGCGCCTGGTGCGCGATTTCCAGCCGCTCGACGTGACGGATCAGGTCCAGAACGCCCGACGATACCATGCCGCGAAGCTGCACGCGACATGGCCAATCCGTGACGTTATGGCCGATGGTGTCGTCGGCCTGACGATACAGCGGGCCGTCGAGATCGAGATGTAGCCATGTGCCAGCCTCACTGGCGGATTGAAGGTCGAAGTCTGCGAAGTCCATAGGTTGCCTTGCTTAGACAGAGCTGGACAGTTCGGGCGGGGTGGCGCTGTCCTTTCCACCACCCCGCCCCCGACTGGGAGGAGGAAACCAGCCGGATCAGGGTTGCGTGGCTTTCACGCTGGGTGCGTTTTGGCGGAAATTCACAGTAAACCCTTCGTGCGCGCTGTCAGTGCCTTGCACTTCGGCATAGCTGTGGACGAAGCCCTGCGCATATTCGACAGGATCGCCAGTGACGGGTGCGCTTCCCGGGGTGGTGGATCGGACAATCTTGATTGACCCGATACCGGACTGTCCATCCGCAGCCGTTTTGAGGTTGGTCTGCCCAGTGTCTCCGGCAATGATGCGAAAAGACATTTGCGTATCTACACCGGACCCGGCACCTTTGATTCCGATGGTAAATCCGGTTTCCAGATCAGGAACATCAATTGTATTGTGCGATACTCCGAGTTGCGGAAGCGTTTGAACACCATTTACCTTGACCCAGGTGAGAGCCTCGAATCCAGCGGCAGTATTCGTCGCGGGCAGGGCCGCTGCGAAGTAGATGCTTTTTCCGATGTAGGATTTGGTCATGGGTTTGCCCTTTCAGCATGTGATCAGGCCCGTCGCGGCGGGTGCCTACTGATCAAGTTTCTTCGGTTTCGTAGGTGATTCGCACCGGCTGTCGCCAATGCGCGCCGTCCTGGAATGGCGCAACCGGTTCCGGGTGGCGATTGATGAGGATGTCGCCCTTGCCGGTGACGGCGATGCGCAGGCTGCGTGGGAATTGCTCTTGCACCTGTTGCGCCAAATCGTTCGCTACAGTCGTGAATTGGTCCTCTTGCGCGACCACGGTGATCAGGACGATTCCACGTTGACGGCGGCCAGTGTTGTCTAGCGTGTCGTCTTCGATGCTGACGGGGACGTGACGGAATTCCAAGTATGGCAGCGCAAGGGTGGCGTCCTTGTTGGGCCATGCGATGCGCGGCGCCGGGCTAATTCCGGCAAGGCGCTGACCGAGTGCAGTCTCAATCTCTTGATGCGTCATCTGACTGCCTTTGCATTCTTGGCCACTGTGTCCTGCCATTTGGCTGCGGCCTTGTCGCGCCACATGCCCCCGCCTTGGCCGAATGTTTCGGGTTTGTAGTGCCGGGCGCGGGCGTATTCCGCTGTCCAGCCCGCCCGCAGCACGTCGCCGGGCTGCATCTGAGCGATTGCGAGAATATAGCTATCTTCGCCAGTTGCCACCGCCGATCCGTTCAGTTCCGTGGCGAGGCTGTTGCGCAGAAAAGACGTGTCCACCGGCATTGACCCGCCTTGCGCCACCGGCGTTTGCGCGTCGCTGATCACGTCTTGCGCGGACTGGCGCACAACGCGGCGCATCTGGTCGATTGTCAGCGCCTCGATCTTTTCAAGCTGTGCGGCAAACGTCTTCATGCGCGCAACCAGTCCACGACAAACTCTTCGTAACAGCGGCAATTGATCGTCTGATCCGCAGCCGCGCCGAGCGAGGTATCGCCCGGGAACATCATCCGCGAGCCATCAGGAAGAACCCACGGGGCTTCCATTCCCTCAATTTCACGACGGTGCATGGCTTCATGGTCAGGCCGGGTTCTTGCGTCCATTGTGGCATTCCAACGCCGCTTTATGCGGCTTGACTGGATTGCACCTTGCTCGATTGCCTGTTCAATTCCCTCGCGCCGCCCAGCGCGCAAAGCCGTAATGCTTTCTGTCCGTGCAATCGTTTCGCCCCGGGCTTTCAGCAGCATATTCTCGTATTGGCGCGCGCTGATCGCCCGATCTGCCGGGCTGACTGCTGTCCCGTCTCGATAGGCGCGCAAAATGCGCTGCTCTGTCGCCGGATTGACCTTGTATTTCACGCGGGGGCCGCCTTCGCCGTCAATGACGAGGCTACGAACGCCTTCCGGTGTTTTCATGCCGTCGACCACGGCCGCGAGGCGATTGGCACGCGGGATGTCAAGGCCATAGAGCCCGCCCTCGCGCCTGCCTGTTGCGAGGTTGACGCGCCCCACAATGTCGAGCGCGGCATCGCGCGGGGAGATTCCAGCAATCAACTGCCGCTCGATTACCTGGCGCGTCAGTTCGACTTGTTCCTGGACGATGTTGGTGATCAGCGTGCCGACGTGATTGCGCGTCCATTGCTCCGCGCGAGGATGTCGCCCGTCGAATCCGAAGACCAGCGCTGTCATGGGCGCACCAGCAGCGACCATCTGCCCGCCTGCGACGTAGGCGGCTGCCAGCGCCGATTCGAGTGGAAATAGCAGCGCTTGGTTCATGCGCAGGAGTTCGACTGCTCGGCTGATGTCTTGCGCTTCTAGCGCCGCTTCCAGCGCTCGCACGTCGATAGCGCGGCGGGCCGACAGAATGGCGGCGATGAATGCGTCTCTGATTCGCGCTTCGTATTGAGCGAGAAGCGCGTCAAGCCTCGTCAGGTCGCCTCGGAGCCGTGCCATTCTGCCCCCTCAGAGCAGGCCAGAATATCGCGGGCCAATTCCTCGAGCGCCAGTTGCAGGACGACTCGCGATACCGCATTCATGGCCTCAAGGGCTTTTGCGCGGTTTTGGCAAGTCCTGTCGCCCTCGTATTCGCGAAGGGCTTCGTGGAGTCCGGAAATCGGCCCGGAAATCATGCCCCGGATTTGTTCTTCGTCCATGATCACCTCGTCAGGCCCGGCAGTGCAGGTTGTAGAAGAGCGCCACCCCGCCCAGAGCCTCGGGCGTGACAGAGAGGATAGCATACTGCACCCCGTCGATGGCGATCCGATCCGCCGTGGTCGGCACGATTCCAGTGGCCTCCATCATCACCCTGCGATCCTCGGCCCGGATCAGCGTTCCGTCGATCAGTCCTTGCGAATAGCTTTCGACCATGACCGCGACAGGGATTAGCGACGGCGCGTTAGCAGGAGCATCCCATGGGTTTGTGGGCTGCGCAGCGGGCCGGATCAGGGTGGCAATCAACGGGCCATTGCCAGTGGCGTTCCCGACTTCGCGGATAGCGGCCGCGACTTCGGCTGCGATGGATACCCCGCTCATGCTCGCGCCAGAAAGATGGGCGGCTCAGCGACAAGCCCGGCTCCGGTCAGCATCGCTTCAACGTGCAGCAATCGCGGCATCAGCGCTTCCACGCCGCCAGCAACCGAAACCGGCGTCCAGGAAATAGACCCGGCCCCAGTCAGGATTTTCGCGTCCGTGGCCTTGACCGTTGGTGCTAGCGAGCCGGGGTTGCGCGCTTCGACAAGCGCCGCCTCGATGATGGCGAATTTCACAACCTCGGGCGCATCGTCATCTGTGAATTCGACCGACCACCGGCCGTTATAGATGCGCGCAATGTGGTCTTGGCCCCGACGTAGCGCGGCAGTCTGATCGTCGGTGTTCGTTGGCCACCCCGAAAGCCCGCGCGCTGTGATGTAGTTGTTGGCGTAGGCTGGGGTTACTGCGGCGACAGTGTAGCTGAGCGCCATTGCCGTCACGCGTCGATAAACACGATTTCGGTCAGAATTTGGCGCAGTTTTTCGACGCCAAGGCGCTTGTCGCCGTTCCATCCGTGGGCGGCCAGCAATTCCAACAATTCAGCCTTGCCCATTGCCGCGATACCTTCGCGCGTCAGGTCCAGGTCTGCGCCGCCAGTTGATTCAACCGTCCAGCCCAGCGCCTGCCATTCCGCGACCCATTCAGGTCGGACGTCTGCAATTGCGCCGTCTGGCCGGGTCATTCGGACCAGTTGCATTCCAATTTCTCCGGTGCGAGAGGCGCGGGGCCGGATTGCCAGCCCCGCGCAGCTTCATCACGACAGCAGGATCGCGACGTGTTCAGGCTGCACGACCTTGAATCCCCACGCGAGGTGGAGTTCCCAGGTGCGCTGGCCGTATTGGCTGATGTCCAGCAGCAGGTAGGTCATGCCCGACTCATCCGAGATCAGAGCTTGCGTGATCGCCGGGTTGGCGGGCATGATGGGCGGACGCATGACGCCGACGACCGCCGAGCGCTCGAATGCGAGGACCGGCGTGTAGTCGTTGCCAATGCTCACCGCGTTTGCGGTCGGGATTGCCACGCGCGCGCCGGGGCGGCCAATGGTGATCGTGCCCGGGCCGGTCACGCCTGCGTTGACCACGTATTTGTTGGCGGCATCAGCCGCAAACGTCACCACGTCCCCGGCAAGCACGGTTCCGGTGCCCGCCGCCAAGGTGATGCTCTTCCCGCCGATGGCCGTCGCGCCGGACGTGGTGTAGCTTGCGCCAGTGCCTTTGGTGTGCAGCGAGATTCCGGCGCTTTCGCGGATTTCGAACCCGAATTGGCGCAGAATTGCCCCGGTGCGCCGTTCTTCGGCGCCGCCCGCTTGGTCGGCGTGCTGGATGATGCCGAGCTTGCGCAGTGCTGCGCCGTTGCCGGTGTCCATCACCAGTTGCAGGTCGGCCATGGGCGCGCCGTTGTCGGCCAGCACTTTCCGAACATCGACGATTGCATTTATATTGGACGCGAAAGGGTTGCTGCCAGCGGTGCCGACGGCGCGGGATGCGCCTTCCTTGACCGCCTTGGCTGCATCGGCCTCGGCGGAGTTGCGCAGAGACCGCATTCCTTGGGCGATCATTTGTCGAATCCATTCGGTCGACGTTGCACCGTTGTCGAGGCTGAGCTGTTGTTCCCCGGACAGAGACCAGGAGATCTTTTTCGAAGCGGTGATTTGGACTCCGACATCCTCGGCGGTGGCGTCTGCGCCGGTAGGCGCGACGTTGCCGGGGATGAAGTCCTCTGGCGCGCGGATGGGGGCGACCGGGACTTTCACGGTGTCGCCACGTGCGACGCCTTTGTCGGAGAAGTTGACGTTGATGGCGCTGACCACGCCGAAGGGCTCGGACGACACTTGCTGCGCCACCGAAAACAGAACCGGCTGAAGAGCCGTGAGAATATTCGGCATGGATAACCTCCGTCATTGCCGAGTTTCAGTCTGTGACGACCACGCCCGGATTTTTGGCGAAGAATTGCGCTTTTTCGCGGGGGGTCATTGCTTCGAGGTCTTTCGCCGAGACGGCCTTGCCGCCAATCGACGATCCACGGTCATTGCCGCGTGCGCCGCCGCCCGTGGGCGGCTGGACGAAATCCTTGCCCTCACCGGCTGCCCAGCGCTTGACGTAATCGGGCAGCGGGAAAAGGCCCATGTCGGTTTCGACGACCGGCTTGTCGCCGTCCAGTTTCACTTGCCCGATCAGCAGCGCGCGCGCCGCCTTGACGAATGTGGGGGTGGTGATTCCGGCGGCAGTTAGCGCTTCTTCGAGGGAGCGTTCCACGATGACGCGCTGGACGCGGGACGAGGCTTCCTCGTATTTGGCCTTCCATTCGTCGCGCTCGGCTTCGTATTGACGGCGCATTTCGACCATCTGCGCCTCGCGCTTGGCCGGATCGCCGCCTTCCTTGAAGCGCTTCCAGAGTTCCGGGTCGAAATCCTCGGGGACTGACCGGAGTTTTGCGGCTACGGCTTCGCGTTCTTCCTTGGCGCGCTGCAATTCCGCTTTGGTGCGGTCATATGCATTGCGCAGAGGCAAAACGGCACGATGTTCGCGAATGGTTTCGTCGTCAATGTCGAGGAAATACTTGTTTCCGTCTTTGACGTAGAGCGGACGGAAGTTTTCTTCCACGGTTTCGATGTTGTCGATAACGGATTTGAGCGGCATTGCCGGGTTCCTTTATGGGGGCCACGTTGTGGCGGTTAGATGGCCGTTTCGGCCGGGATTGCCTGATTGTCGATCAGGGCGAATTCTTCGTCTGCGGTGCGTTCCGCCGACATCAGCCCACCGCGCTGGGCTGCGGCGTAGTAGGTTTGCCACGACATTCCGCCCGCGCTGTAGACATTGAAGAGCGCTTGCAGCTCTTGCGCGGTCATGGTGCGGTCCAGAAGGTCCGTGGGCGGCGTGACGACAACATCGGCAGGGTCCAGGTCCATGAACAGCGCAATGTTGCGCAGGCCGGATTCCAACAATGCCGCGCTGAGGTTTGCGATTGATTGCAGGTTGGCCATTTCGGACGCGAACCGCATCCGCCGCGCCTCGCCGCTTTCCTGAGCGTGACCGGATTGGAACATCCGCGCGCCCGCCTCCATTGCGGCGAGCCGTTGTTCGGCGATTGCCTCGCGGTGGGCGTTGATTCCTGAGCAGGTGGGGGACACGTATTTCAGGTCGGGAACAAGGTCGCTGCTGCCCTTCATCACATGGACGACCCCGGCCCCGACCGCCTTGGGCGCGTCGCCGTTGATTGCGACGAGGGTTTCCTGTCCGCTCATGTAAAGCTGGTGGCGGTAATCGGCGGAGAGTTGATAGGCTGAGATTGCGGCTTGTGCGACGCCGATGAGCGGCGGGGTTTCGATTTCCGGCGTCAGGTCGCGGGCCGTGGCGACAGCGAACGGGATCGAGGCGAGGGGCTGGCCGCCCTGAGCACGTGGCTCCCATTGTTCGATGGCGGATTCGTTGTCGCCCTCGTAGAGCGTGACGCGATAGCGGTTGTCGGCAATTTCCAGGACGCGGAATCGCGGCGTGCGGTGCCATGCGAACCTGTCGCGGCGCAGATAGGTTTCGTTCAGGACGTAGAAATTGGCGTCCCAATTGATGATGGCCTCGGCGGCGTAGCCTTGCAGGAACGGAGTGCCGCCGTTTTCTGGCGCGTCGGCCAGAATTCCGTATCTGCCCATCAGCAACAGGTTTCGGGTGATCCGCTGGTGAAAAACTTCGCGGGGCGTTCCCTTCCCGTCGATGTTTTCCTCGATAAACGCCAGTTCGTCCGGCATTGCGATCTGGAATTCGCGCGCGTGGACGATTCCGAGGAGGGCTGCGACGGTTGGCGCGACGTATTCGGGAAGGATTGCGCGGAGTTTGTAGGAATCGTAGGCCGCTTTGCCGCCGTCTGATTGGGTCTTGAAACCGCTGGGCTTCGGCAGGTAGATTTCGCCCTGGGCTTTGACGCGTTCCTGCCCTGAATAGGTGTCGCGCATCAACCGCCATTCGTATTCTCGTTGTGCGGTGATGTCGGGGTGTTTTGCGCCGACGCTGAACATCAATACAGCCCCACGACAAATCCGGTTTCGGTTTCGACCTGGGGCGCGAGCGCCAATTCGGAAATGGCCCACACCAGCGCATCAACCCGGTCAGGCGATCCTGCTCCGACATAGCCGGTGAGCGTGAATTGCATCATCTGGTCTTCCAGAAGGTCAAGGCCGCGTGCGTGTGTGACGCGGCCTTGTTCGTAAAGGGCAGCGATGGGTTCAGCGCGAACTGCTTTGCCGCGTGAAGCGGTGACGAGCTTGACCGGCACGTTTCTGTCTGCGGTGCGAATGACGGATTCGACCATTGCGCCGCCGAAATTGCGTTCTGCCACGATCCTGTCGGCATTGTGCGCGAGGTAGCGTTCGACGGCGCGCCGGGCCCAGCCTGCCGGGGGCAGGTTGCAGGTGGCGTCCTCGATGACGTAGAACCGCCCGTCGATTCCGCGCCCTGCGACCACGATGCCGATGCTGTCGCCGTCGCCATTTCCGCTGGCCCCGGACGGGTCAATGGCCACCACAACGCGGGACAGCTCTGGGATTTCGCCGGTGCGGATCATGGCGCGGGTCCAGAGGGCACCGGGCACGTCTTCGAGAATCTCGGCATAAAGTTCCTGTCTGCCGAGGCGGGTTCCGTCGTATCGCTCGCGGAGTGCGGCAATTGCACTGGCAGCCAGGTTGGCTGCGTTTTCAAAGGTAGTCCCGTGCGTGACGTGAGTGTGCGGGTCTTTGGCGAGCGCGCGAATCAGGGCGGTGGGGCGAGGGGTCGTCGTGACGATGGCTTGCGGATTTGTGCCGAGGCGCAGGCCGAACATCAGTTGATCCCATGCGTCGGGGTATTGCCAAGCCGCGAGTTCGTCGCAATAGGCGCGGTGGAATTGCGGACCGCGCATGCGGTCGGGAGTGTCTGCGCTGAATCCCCGATATAGGGTTCCGTTGTGGAGGCGGACTTCCTGCCGAGTGCGGTTGTAGTCGGCGACGAGTGCGGGAGGCAGACACGCGAGGAGGCCCGAGACGCCTTCAAAGCAGGTGCCTCGCACGTCATTGAATGTGGGGGCGACGACTGCAATTTGGCTATTCGGATTCGTTGCGCCATACCATGCAATGTCTTCGCTTCCGAGGCGGGTCTTGCCGAATCCCCGGCCTGCCAGCACCAGCCACACGCGCCAATTGCCGTCAGGCGTGATTTGCTTTGGCCGTGCGGTGGCGAGCCATTTAGCCCGATTCGCTGCGGCTGGCGAGTTTGCGAGCGATTGCGTCAAGCGCCTGTCTAAGATCGTCATTGACCGTGGTTTCGATTTGGACTGGGCCGCCTTCTGCGCCGGTGATTTCGGTTCGGTTGGTTTCACGCCATCCGGCTTGTGTTTTGAGGAAGAAAATGCGGGAAGTCGTGTCGCCGTCCAGCGCGTCTTGGATCAGGCTTTGCGCGATTTTGCCGATTATCTCGGCTTTTCCGGCGCGGTATGCAGTTTCGACTTCGGGCTGTCTTTCCCTGATGGCGTCGAATGTTTTTCTGTTCATTTCGAAGAAATCGGCAAGTTGCTCTCGGGTCAGGTATGGCGCGAGCTTGCGGACTTGTTCGATTTCTTCGGGCGTGAGGATGCGAGGGTTTCGGCCCATGTTTTCAGAACGGTGTATCCACCAAGCCTGCCCTGTAGGCGCGCAGCCGCATTCTGGCTGCACGACGTATTGCGGCTGTTGCTTGGGTCATTCTGGTTGTGTTGTTTTCGCTCATGGTGCTATTCCTCTGTCAGTTTTGTCCACAGTTCGAAAGCGCGGCGTTCCTTTTTGGTGACTGCATAATCGTTGAGGATTTGCTGATGCCACTTGTCGTGAAAATCGAAAAGCGCCGGGTTGTTTTCAATTGTAACAGTTTCGACTGTGCGGCTGGATCTCAGGTTTGCTGATCCGTGGATAACGATTTTGCTTTTCGCGGTTTTGATTAGCGCAATTTTGGTATGAGTTCCGGCGACGGCCAATCTTGCGCGATGTTTGTCGCAAAGGTGTTCGTAGATGAAGGCGATATTTTGTCGGTTGTGCGCCCAAAAGTAGCTGCTGACGATCATTTCCAGGTGTTTCAGAAAGCCTGTTTCCAGCATGTTTGACAGGCTGACCACGTTTTCGTCGCTGATTGCGAGAGTTGAGAGTGTCAGCCGCTCGAAGGTGACGTGGTTTTCGACGGCCAGGGCCTCAAGAAAATCGCCGAAGATGAAGTTACCGGACAGCAGGGCGTGCAGTGTGTCGCCTGATTTGATTGCATCTGCTGCGGAGAGTGCGAGTTCTGCTGCGCGTTCGTATTTGACGTGGAATTCGCTGAGGTCGCGAAATCTTCTGACGCGGAGTGTTTCCGGTTTGATTTTTGACAATGTGAGGTTTTGCCCCTGACGAGAAAACCGCGCGCGGTGTGTGACCGGCGGGGTTTTTTTGA